CCGCCAAAAAGTTTACAATGGCACTAAATATCCCTTTATGAGATGCACTGTCGATGGAGTTGTAAAAGGCTACAAAAATAGATTGGCAGTTATTGATGCTAAATTTACAATGGGTAGACCTAAAAGAGATGAAGAATATAAAGACGTTATCCCTCGCTTAGTAAAATACTACAGTCCACAACTTCACTGGAATGCCTATCTAATTGAAGAGACCACTGGCAAAAAATGTCCTTATGGGTTGTTGTCTTTTATTAAGGCAGGCGATCAGCCAGTTATCCATGAAGTTAAAATAGATAAAGTCTATCAGCAAAAACTAATTGATGTTGCTAAGTGGTTTATGGGTTGTGTCGAGATGGATATAGAGCCAACTGACATTCCAACCGCTGAAGCACCAATTCCTCAAGAGGATAAAGTACCAGTAGATATGAAGGCAGATCCAAAATGGAAAGCCTTTGCTGATCAATATATTCAGACTTTAGGGGCAAATGAGATCTTTAAAGATGCTGAAGCCAAAATCAAAAAGTTAGTTCCACGAAATGCCAGTGAAGCATTTGGACATGGAATACAAGTCAAAGTCGCAAAAAATAATAGTAAGAGGATAACATTATGCAACAATTAAGTAAGGCAATACCAATTCCACAATATAAAACCCCAGTAGCTGAACCAGTTAGTAAGGGCGATAATAATATAGCTATGGCATTAATAGCTTTTCACCAAACTAATCCTCATGCTTATGAAGATAAAAGAAATCCACATTTTAAAAACAAATATGCCTCACTAGAAAGTGTTATTAAGACTGTTAGAACTGCTAGTCAATTTGGATTGACCTTTACTCAGGAGATGGACTTTGAAGGTGAGATAAGTTTTGTCAGGACTGTGATGATGCACTCTTCAGGCTCTATGAGAGTAAGTAGAACTAAGATTGTTTCTAAAGACCCTAACGATCCACAAAAGCAGGGATCAGCTATTTCATATGCAAAAAGATATGGACTGCAAAGTATATTCGGACTTCCTTCAGACGATGATGATGGAGAAGTCGCTACATTAAAGCCTGAAGGCATTGCTCCCAAGTTTTTCCCTTCAGGTAATTCTGCTTCAGGGGGTAACACCTCCTCCAATCCCTCTGAAGTAGATCTAAATTCACTTATAGCAAATGCAAAGTCAGAAAAAGAATTAACTGACTTATATGTGAAGCATAAGCCGACAGACGAAAAAATAATTCAAAAATTCAAAACCAAAAAAGGAGAGTTAAATGGAAGATAAACCAATGATTAAATATGGAGTTGATGAGTTAACAATATCCATAAATAAAAATGATCGTAAAACTGAGGATTGGCACTCAGACCTAAATGGCAAACTTGTCATTAATGGTGAGACTTATTATGCCAACGTCTATCAGAAGAATGAGAATTGGATTGCAGGCAAGTTAGTCAAAGCTGATCCTTCTAAAGTTCCTAACAAGACTATGACTAATTCTACAACCATAGCCGACAATAACACTTTAGATGATGAAATACCCTTCTAGATGAAAAGAGAAGATATTTTAAAAAGTGCGATAGGATTAATCAATGGTGATCGAGCAAAAGACTATGGAGATGCTTTTGATAACCATAAGAGGATCGCTGAGTTGTGGTCAGTTGTTTTTGGAATAAAAGTAACTGCACAACAAGTTGTCCTCTGCTTAATCCTATTAAAAGTCGCTAGACTAATTTATTCCCCATCCAAAAAAGATAGTTGGATTGATATTGCAGGATATTCAGGAATTGGCGGAGAATTTGTAGAGAAAGAGAAAAATGGCAAACAAACCAAATAAACACCTTCCGATTTTTCGCAGGACTAAAGAGCAAATTGCAAGAGACAATAAAAATTTTGAAAATTGTAGCCAATGCGGAGAGCCATTAAAAAAAGCTAAACAAAGACGAGACAGTCCTAAAACTTGTTATGATTGTCGAGGAGATCGTGCCAGTGGTAGCACTGAACTCAGACAATTATTTAGAGAACTCAGCAGTAAAAAAACTGTTGATGTAGATGACTGGGGCAGTCAGGAAATCACCAAAGATGATGCAGATCGCTATGGAAGAGTTTTTAGAAAACCAACTCAAGTGTCTTTTGGAGTGTCTCCAATATCTGAGGTAATGGAAAAAAATTATAAGTATGTCCACAAAAATGGATCTGCAAGAGAAGGCTTTAGATACAAAAGGAGTTAGCTATGGAAATATGTCCAGTATGCAAGTCTGCATGGAAACCAATCATTACAAGATCTGCGGAACAATGTCAGGTCTGCAAGCTAACAATGCCATTAGATTGTTGTTCAGGAGTTTGTGAGAATGAGCAAGTGGAAAAAGCCGACAGCAGTATACGTTCACCCAACTCCCTTGATGACTAAATGTGATCACTGCGGAAAGCCTTTTGATTGGAGATATGGTGGTTTGGTTAATATGCTCAAAGTTGAATTTTGCG